GCGTTTTGGTCGAATAAGGTTAAGTGGAAATGACGCAGATTCCAATCTTGAGTGGCATATTTACAGACAACGGGCCAGACTTTAGAACGTCTTATCCCGTTAACTTTGTTCCTGTGCCAAAAGCGAATGGAATCAGTAATGGATACTTACGACCCGCTGAAGGCATTGTTGGCAACGGTACTGGACCTGGCATTGATCGCGGTGGCATAAACTATAACAACGTATGCTATCGCGTCATGGGTTCTAAGTTCGTATCAGTTGCCAGCAATGGCGCTGTGACGATCTTGGGTGATGTCGGCAATGATAATCAATATGTAACCCTAGACTACAGCTTTGAATATATCGGCATTGCGTCGAACAACAACCTATTCCTTTGGGATATAGCAACAGGCGTTCTCGCTCAGAACACCGACCCTGATCTTGGCATAGTTCTTGATACAGTGTGGGTAGATGGCTACTGGATGACCACTGATGGTGAGTTTCTGGTGGTTACAGAACTTAACAACCCATTCGCAGTGAACCCGCTGAAATATGGTTCGTCAGAAGCTGACCCTGATCCAGTGGTTGCCCTGTTGAAGCTACGCAATGAAGTCTATGCACTCAACCGTCACACCATCGAAGTGTTCGACAACCGTGGCGGAGACCTATTCCCGTTCCAACGTATCGAAGGCGCTCAAGTCGAAAAGGGCGTTGTTGGCACACACGCTTGCTGCGTATTCCTTGAGAACATCGCATTCCTTGGTAGTGGCTTTAACGAAGCGCCATCTATTTATCTTGCCGCAAACGCAACCGCAAATAAGGTCAGCACGCAAGAGATTGACGAACTACTGGCTACATTCACTGAAGCGCAGTTGGCTACTGTAAAGCTAGAGGCACGGAACGATAGAGCGCACGAGCATCTATATATCCATCTTCCAGATCGCACGATTGTATTTGACGCAGCGGCATCGCAAGAACTGGGCCAGCCTGTGTGGTTCACGTTGACAAGCAGCCTTGTAGACTTCTCCCGTTATCGCGCTCAGAACTTCGTGTGGTGCTATGACAAGTGGTTGCTAGGCGACCCTACCAGCAATGACATTGGGTATCTGGTAAGGGATATATCTACGCACTGGGGACAGAAGGTGCGCTGGGAGTTTGGAACGACCATTCTATACAATGAAGGTCGCGGCGCGATATTGCAGAACCTTGAACTGGTTTCGCTAACAGGCTCGGTTGCGTTTGGCTTAGACCCAACGATTAACACCAGCTACTCGACTGATGGGCAGAACTGGAGCCAGCAGAAGTTTATCAAGGCGGGTAAGACGGGAGAGCGAGCTAAGAGGCTTGTATGGTTCCACCAAGGATGGATGCGTAACTGGCGCGTTCAACGCTTCCAAGGCACATCAGACGCTCATATGTCGTTTGCTAGGCTAGAAGCATCTATAGATCCATTGGCTTACTAATGGCTGTAACTCCAAGAAAATTAAGTCTGACACGAGATCAGTTTGCTTCGTTCCTCCAGGACTTCGAGCAGATTAAGCAATTCGAAAATCTATTTGCTACCGTTGATACAATCTCCAGCGTTACTCTGGATGAGATTAATATTGAGGCTGGCAACGCCAATGCTAATGCGAATGAGGCAAATGACAGCATTCAAAGGCTGCTGGACTCTTTAGACAGAGGGCCACCACCAGCATCACAAGAACAGATTGCATCACTGCAAGAACAGATCATGGGTTTGCAGCAGATGCCACCACCAAGGCAGAATCGCACACCTCGCTACGGTTCTTTTTATGATACAACAACACAGACAGCCGCCGTTATTAATACAGCGTATGGTATAACCTTTAACACAACCGATTTATCATATGGCGTGACTAGAGGCAGTCCCACTTCGCGCATTTATATAGATCGACCAAATGTTTACAATGTACAGTTTTCGGCTCAAGTAGATAAGACTGCTGGAGGTGTTGGATTGGTATGGATATGGTTACGCAAGAACGGTGTTAACGTTCCTGACAGCTCTGGACAAATACGCATACAAGGTAATAACGCTGAATTAGTTGTAGGGTGGAATTATATCATTGAATTAAACTCTGGCGACTACATCGAATTAATGTGGGAAGTTGACGATATATCTGTTATTTTATTGGCTGATCCGGCATCTGCCGTACATCCTTCTGTTCCGTCAATCATCTTAACGGTGACTGACAATATAAGTTCTATGGAGACTTGATATGGCTGTTTTAACTAAAGTTCTGATTCCAGCAAAGACTGCTGAGAATACGCAGACAGCGCAATACACTGCGACAAACGTTACTGCTATCATCGACAAGTTTACTGCTACGAATTACACCGCAACGGCTGCGACGATTAGCGTAAACCTTGTGGCGGCATCTGGCAGCGCAGGAAATGACAACCTTATCGTCATGACCAAAACGATCCAGCCATCGGAAACCTATACGTTTCCTGAGTTAGTCGGTCAGGTAATTATTACAGGCGGATTTATTTCCACGATTGCTGGTACAGCTACAGCCATCAACATCCGCGCATCTGGACGGGAAATATCGTAATGAAAAAGCCAATGATGATAATTGAAGGTTTTGCTGGTATACGCGAAAGCGAACCATTCATTACCACGGCTGAGAACAAGAAGAACACGAAAGTCGTGATCGACGATTGGATGCATGGCCCTGAAAAACCAAGCAATGAGCGCGGCGCTAATCCTGAATATTGGCAAGCATTAGCTGATGCGTTTCGTTGTGATGAAACAGAAGCTCGTCGGCGCAGATGTTCTAACTGTGAGTATTACGACAACAGCACAATGACTCAGGCTAAGATGGAAAAGATTCCATTCAACGAGTGGGACATTGATGCTGGCTTCCGTGGCTACTGCCATAAGTTTGAGTTCGTCTGTCACGATTTGCGTGTTTGTCAAGCACAAGAAGAACGAGAGTTTGAATTTGAAGATTGATTGTGATATGGTTTCGCCACAGAGCGTTATAAAGCATCCTGTGGCTTACCATTTTGAGAGATTGAAATGACGGACAATAACGCAGATTCCAATACAGAATTAGCTTATCAAAGCAGAGTCTCTTTGCCTGTGATCCGTCATGCAACCTTTGAGGATGCAGAGCAAATCGCGTATTTAGGTTGTGTGTTTCACGAACAGGCATTTGGAAATGACATTTTAGAGTATGACATAGACGATTGCATACTATCACTAGAGGGCTTTATTGGTCAGCCTAATTTCATTTGCATGGTTGCTGACGTTGGGGGCAGATTTGTTTCGTTTGGATCGCTGGTTCTAAGCCCAGTGTATTTCAATCACTCGCATATTTCTTGTGAAGAATTGTTCTGGTGGGCTGATCCTGAATCTAACTATCCAGGCATTGGCATGAAATTGAAAAAGAAAATGGAAGAAGAAGCAAAGGATCGCGGCGCTCTTTCAATCCAAATGAAGTCAATTAGTGCGTTGAATGGCGACAGAATGGCAAACCTTTATATCCGCAATGGATATAGACCAAGCGAACAATCATTTATTAAGAGGTTAGTTTAATATGGCTATTGGAACAGTAGCAGCGATTGCCCTTGGCGTTGGTGCATTAGGTAGTGCAGCTATCGGTGCAAGTGCAGCAAGTAAGGCTGGTAAGGCTCAGGTAGCTGCCGCAGACGCTGGCGCAGCAGAGCAACGGGCTGCACGCGAAGAAATGCGAGCCTTACTTGCACCTTATGTTGCTGCTGGTGGCCCTGCTTTAGAGGCCCAGATGGGTGCGCTAGGTCTTTCGGGAGCGGAAGCGCAGCAAGCTTATGTAACCCAGCAAGAGCAAAGCCCTATCTTTCAAGCATTGGCTCAACAAGGCGAAACTGCAATCTTACAAAACGCATCTGCAACTGGTGGACTTCGCGGTGGAAATGTTCAAGGCGCATTGGCGCAGTTCCGTCCTGCATTGCTAAATCAGTTTCTTACACAGCAATATGATCGTTTAGGCGGCATGACCTCGCTTGGTCAGCAATCGGCTGCTGGTGTTGGAACGGCTGGTATGCAGTCAGCCACAAGCATTGCGGATCTATTAGGGCAAGCTGGCGCTGCAAGGGCTGGCAGTGCATTAGGAATTGGCAAGGCCATTAGTGGGCCATTCAATCTATTGTCAACGCTAGGCGGTATGTCTGCCTCAAAATCTATGGGCTTTTAGAAAATGGTACAACCTTACGATTATTCACTTGGCACGCCATCAACCACAGAATCATTTCTGGCGGGTGTTCAGTCATATCAAAATCAGCAAAAGGCTGATGCGGCTAGGGCTTCTGCGGCGGCAGAGCAGGCAAAGATTGATCAGGCCAGAAACTTTAGCTTAGAAGCGCAAGAGGTTGCTAAAAATCCAACGTCTGAAAAGTTGTCGGCGCTATATGCTAAATATCCTTTGTATGGCGCAGACCTTGATAGGTTCTCAAAAAGTCTAGCCTCAAATGATAGGCGTACATATGGATCAATCTTACAAGATGCTATTATCGCAAAGGATGGTAATAAAACGCCAGAGGAAGTTGCGGCAATTTATACACGTGGTGCTGAAGCTGCTATAAACTCTAACCGCCCAGAGATTGCAGAGAGATTTGTTGAGGCTGCAAAACTGGCGCGCAATCCTAATATGAATGACAATTTTGCCGCACGTTCATTATATAATTTTATTGATCCAGAAGGCTATAAATTGGTTGAAGACAGTGCAGTCAAACTTGATACATCTTTGATTAAAAATCTTGTTGCAGAAGGATATGTTCCAGGCACTGAGGAATTTAAGGCTGCTCTGAAGGCTGAGCGCATGAAGATTACCACAACACTTCCAGGTGGTGGGTATTTTAGTGGAAGCCCCGAAACATTAACGGCAATTCTGAGTGGTCAACCATTACCCAGTAATGTGCAAAAGGGGCCACCTCGCCAGCCTACTACCAAAGAAGAATTTGATAAATTACCTCCTGGCGCAATTTTTATTGATCCAAATGGTGTAACTCGTCAAAAGCCAGGAGGTCAGACGGCTGCTCCGTCTGGTAACTTTCAAGGGTAGTGACATTAATCCATTGAAAGATTTAGGCGCTCTTGGCTTTTCTCCTACAAGTGGGTTTAGAACTGAAAAGCATCAACAAGCTTTGGTGAGGCAAGGGATGACAACAACTACCCGTGGTTCACATCCAGAAGGTGACGCATTAGACTTTATGCCACCTAAGGGAATGAAGATGTCTGAAGCAATTGCTTTGGTAAAACAGAAGTACCCAGGCACTCGCGTTGCTGCTAGTAATAAAGGTGCATTACATATAACCTTCCCTGGATGGGGCAAGGCCCCTGACGTAAGCGGCTCTCGTCGCAGATATGGTGTTTGATTATGGCTACTCAAGAAAATTGGTGGGACGGTTCTGAAGTTGTTGCAAAGCCCAATAAGGCGCAGCAAGTAGATGGTGGTGTCTATGTTGCTCCTACAAGAACGCCAGAACAGATAGCTGAACAAAACCGCCAAGAAGATGCTGCTGCGCGGGATGCTGCACGCCTTAAGATAGCTGAACGTGGGGAAGCAACTGGCCTTGAAGATACAAAGCGTAAAGGCTTTCTTGATCTGGTTACAAAATACGAAGGTGACGCAAACGTAGTAAAATATCAGAAGGTTTTGCCAATATATACCACTATGCTTACCGTTGCTAGTCGGCCCAACCCAAGCAAGGCTGACGATAACCTTCTGGTAACGTACTTTAGTAAAATTAAAGACCCGAGCACGGGTGTTCTTCAGGGAGAGTTTGCAACAGCAAAAGATGTGCAAACTGCGTATGACAAAGTAAAAACCGACCTAGAAGGTTTATATGATCCCAGTGTCGGATTTGTATCTCCCGCTGCTCGTCGGCAGTTTATTCGTGCGACTAATGATTTGGTTGCATCAGACCGTCAAGCATATCAATTTGCCCGTAAGCGCTATCGGCAGATAGCCACAGACCCTACTTTTGGTCAAAATCCAGATGCTGTTATTGGTGAGGATTTTGCTAATACATATGTTGACCAAATAAAATCAAGATACCTAGCCGTTATGGGTGAGCCTACTGCAGAAACTGCTGGTGGCGTTCCTGTGCTTAAAGTTGCAGAAGGTGATAAGTTCTCAACTGATCAAGATATTGCTATTGCAAGCGAGCTTCAGGGGATGTGGGCTGCTGGCAGAACACTTGATGAAGTTAATGCCAAGGCTATAGAGTTGACTGGGGGCAATCCTCTCAGTGAAGCAACGGTTAAGGCGCTGAACGAAGACCCGCAACGCACGATTAGATTCACTCCTTATCGCTCAGGTATACGCGAAGGCTCTGCTTCACAAATTGGCCCAGGTGAGGCTGCTGCGGCTGCTGCGTTACGTGGATACACTAGCAATCTTGGGGAAGAAATTCTTTCAGTATTTTCACCAGAGGCTGCTGCAAAACTTCAGGCTGCTGGTGAAGCTGGGATGGAAAAATATCCGATAATATCGACACTTGCTGAAATACCAAGCAGCATTGCATCTCCAGTTCATAAACTTACAAAGTTTCTTCCTGGTGGCCCAATAGTACGAGACATTGTTGAGGGTGGCATTTATGGCGGCGGCGAAGGACGTCCTGATGCTAGTGCTTTAGAGCGTGCAAAGACTGCTGCTGCTGGAGGCATATTGCAATCAGGATTTGGTGCTGCTGCTCGACGCTTTATGCCAGGTGGGGCTGCGCCAGATGGTGCTGGTATACCTGAAGGTGAGTTTGTTAATGTCACAGGCGAAGTTCCTGCTGGCATGGCTCCTGATATGCCTATGGGCGTACAAACGGCTCCATCACCTACTATTGCGCCAACTGCTGGAATAGAAACAGCAGCGACTGAACTTGGCCGTGATGAAATAACTGCCATTGCTCGCAAGGCTGTCAGTCGTGGCCCTGGCTCATCGAAGGCTCGCGCTGAACTTGCTGCACTTGCGAAAATTGACCCTGAGGCACAGGCTGCGGCGGATCGCCTTGGTATTGAATTGCCTGTTGATGTTCTTGGCGAGAACACACAGTTGCAAAGGCTTACTGGTCTAGATCGCGCCCAGATAGGCTCAGACATAGAGAAATCTTGGCGTCAAACTTATGATGCAGCCGCTGAACGCGCTTATGCCGTAATGGATGATCTTGAGGCTGTAACAGATGTTTCGCAGCTTTCTAAAAATGTATTTGATCGACTTGATACTGCAAATAAGGGCCTTGAGATTCAAGCTGATGATCTGCGTAAGCAAGTCAATGGAGCTATTGATGTAAGCGGCAGAGTAGATGCAACTGCTATAAGATCATATTTGGAAGATCAGATACGCAAATTAGGCGGCGGCAAAGAAGGTTTGGGCGCACTTTCTACAGAAGAAAAAAAGCTCTATGCTATGGTATCTAAGGGCAACCCAACATATGAAGCACTAGATAGCAAACGCGCAGAAATTGGTCGTGCAATGACCAAAAATGCTGGCCCTTGGGTAGACTCAAGCGAACGGCGTATAAAAGATATTTATGCTAAACTTGCTGATGATCAGATGGGCTTTATTGAATCCAGTGCTGGTAAAGAAGTTGCGGATAAGCAGCGCGCTGCAAATACTCTGTTCAAACAAATGTATGACGGACGGGCGCAAATGCAGGAGATTTTTGGACGTAATCTGTCTAAAGACCTTGCGCCGCTTATCACAACAGCCATTACCCAGGGCGGTAAGGGTGGCGTAGAAGCTATCAATAAATTGCTTACCAACATTCCAACAGATATGCGTGGGACAGTTTTAACTTCTGGATTATTCCAAACAGCCACAGGCGCAAATGGAAGATTTAGCTTTACAAACTTTGCAAATACTTATGGCAAACTGCGTGAACAAAGTGCGGTGTTTAATCAGTTTGCAAAGGCCATTGGCCCTCAGGGTGTGAATCTGTTAAATGACTTTAGTGCCATTTCCAGACGCATAGCTGATGCCGAAGCCAATATAAGCAAAACTGGTGCATCTACGCAGTTAAATGCACTCAATGCTGAAAACCTTTTGCTAAAGATTGTTAAGGGACTTGGTAGCGCTGGGGCTGCTGCTGGTGCGGCAAACGTCATGGGCGCAGATTTGCTTATGACTGCTGGCACTGTGATTGCAGCGGCTGGTGGCCCTGCCTTGGCCCAAAAGTTTGTTGGCAAAACTAATGCTGAAAAACTTCACGCATTAATGAAAAG